CTACTCATGTGGGTGTTCTCCCGGCTCGTAGACCCCGTTGAGGTAGCCGTAGCGGCCCTGGTACGGGTCTTTGCTGAATCGGATGGCTGTCGTGTTGGGAAGTGCGTCGAGGTCCACCCCGCTGAGGAGATTGAGGTTCTCGCACAGGATGACCTGACGGTTTGTGGTTGTGCAGGCGATGTAGTCCAGTAGTTTCTGTCGCATGGAGTCCGGCGCTGTGAGCTGGCTGTCGTCGAAGTTTTTCAGCGGTGAATCAATGATGAGGAACTGCGGTGCGTGGGGTGAGCGTTGATCGAGGTACTCATGGAAGGCGACCATCACCACGGTGTTGAGCAAGGCGGCGAAGCCTTTACCCTCCTTGGTGTCCTTTCGGTATCCGTCGATCGTCACGTCGAGGGTGGCCTCGTCGAATACCGCCGTGTCAGCAGAGGGAAAGCCGATTTCATGGAGGATCCGACGAATCGTGGTGTTCATTGAGTAGATGAAGTCCGCGTTGAAAAACTCCATAGGCTTGTATGGTTCCCGCTTCTCAGCCGCTTGCGGCCCCAGATCAGTCAGGGCCAGGATTGTTTCCTGGAGCTGCTCGAGACGCGCTTGTATACCCGCTACCTCCTTGAGCGTGCGAACCTCACGCGTCAGCTGTTCTTGGCGCGGCGTGATCGTGTGAGCGATTCTATCTTGAAGTTCGGCATGCTTGAGCACCAGGTCAGCTCGCTGTTGGGTCAGTTCCGACATCATGTAGTCCAGCTCGGCCAGGTTGGACCGTGCACCCGAGAGTTGCTCTTCTAGGCGAGTGCGCTGGACGTCGATTTGTTCCTGACTGGGATGGTTCATGCTCGCGTCTACTGGTTGCTTACAGTAACCGCACATGTTGATGTTCAACGTGTCGGGATCAACGCTTGCCCCGGCGAGGAACTCGAGCCGGTGCAGGTCTGCTTCCAGGTGGCTGATGAGTTCTTGACGCTGGTATTTGTCTACTGCAAACGCAGCGACGTTCTCATCGATCTCTTTGATCTTGGTGGTGATCGTTCGCCCGGTGGCGTTGAGCTCGATCTGGTCTCGACGGAGCTGGTCGAACTCGGCGTTGAGGGTAGCGAGTTCCGCTTCGATATCGCGGCCCCGGTACTGCTCCTCTACTTTCCTGAGCTCCGTCTCCTTCTCTCGAGCTGCCTCAACTTGCCTGGTGATGAACTGCTTGACTGATCGCTGGCGGATACGGCGATCTTTGTCGGATTCTTGAGGCTCAATGTCATCGAAGTTTTCGTCTTGCGCGAGCACAAGCAGAGTCGACAGTTCCGCAGTACGAGTGACGTAATCGTTGGCTCCACCCCTGCGCAAGATTGTTGAGTCGAGCCGATCAATGTAGCTCTCAGGCACGTACAGCAGGTGGTAAAGGCTGCGCCATGTCAGCGCCTGGCTCTCCCAGCTGGAATTCTTGATGACCTTGCGGCTGGGCTTGAAATCGAGTAGCGACACTAGGAACGAGTTCAGATCCGTCTTGGGATCCTTCTCGTCTCGCTTCACGCTGTAGACCTTGCTGTCAGCGCCAGGCTGTGGACTGACAACGTAGTCTCCTCCGATGCTGCGTCGCAGGGTGATGATTTCTCCCTCGGCGGTGACGAGGTCGATTTCTGCGGTGCAGTAGTCCGAGTCATCGGTGAAAGGGACGAGGTCCCCGCCCATGACGAAGTCGATAGTGCGGGCGACGCGGGTTTTCCCAGTGTTCGATGGTCCGGCAATGACGTTCAGGCCCTGTGTGAGCGTGATCGTGGAGGGGGCGCCGTGGTTTGGGTATGCGCGAATCTCGCTAATCCAAAGTCCGCTCATGCTTCCTCCTTCACACCGATCAGGTGCAGCGTGTCGTTGCGTAGGGCCGCCAATGCTGCTGCGACATAGCGTTGGTAGTGCTGGGCGTAGCTAGAAGACACGTGGCTCACCAGGTGGGCACCAGACTCGGATATGGTGAAGCGCGGCACGTCACCAGCATGGTCTGCATAGGCGTAACCGTGTGCCACGAGCAGCTGGATTGCCTCGTGAGCTTTGCTTCGGCGCTGCGTGTAAATCGCATTAACGAAGGCCGTGGACCCGTGCAGGTCGGTTCTGCCGAGACCGAAGTGTCTAGCGTAGGTTGCTGCAAAATCGGCGTCAGCAAGCTCGGTCGCTGTCACCGCGGTTTCAAGCTTGTCTAGGGCGACAAGTAAGCGCATGCAGTTTTCGAACTGGGAGTTGAAGATTGTGCTGCTCATGATGACCACTCGATTCGGTCCTCGTTGACCAGCATGTGCGTCATACCTTGCTTGTGGCTCGCAGCAAACAAGTCAGGGATGCTCGTTAGAACAGACCCCCCTACCTGATAATGGCTAGCCTGCCCAAGCGTCTTCAGCATCCGCTCGTAACCGTCAGGGAAAACATCTGACATCCACGTGGTTTCGAGGAAGTCGTCAAGATCATCCTTGATCCGTTCAAACTGTTCATCCCCATCATCTGGGCGAATCTCCTGCAGGTTACGGTGACGTCCGACAGCGGACCAGTAATGGGTGCGCTGACGGACCAAGAACTTCGCGTACTTACCCGGAAGAGCCTTCAGCTGCTCGAAGGAGACGGGCTCCTTCCCAAGTTTTTCGGCGATCGCGTCAAGCGCGCGTTGCACGTAGACCTCTTCAGGCGCTAACTCCTCAGGGACGGGCGGAGCTGGAGAAATTGCGATGCTCGAGGTCCCGATCTGGAGCGAATTGCCGGAAATACGGCCGGTAGATAACGGGTAGGTCTGTACGCCGGGGATGACGATTTTCTCGTCGCCGCCTTGGTCCCGCAGGAGGTCATTTCCCTCAGCGTTTGATTTGACGACTTCTTTGATGAGCACATACACGGCCTTCGGAACATCAATCGGTTTGTTGATCTGTAGGCCGTCCTTACGAAGCTTGAGTGCAAGATCCCTGATTGCATCGCCGGTAGAGGTATCTCCCCACAGTGCGATGATTCTCTGCTCGCTGATGGCGGGCAAGATGCGTCTTGCGGTGTCCTCTGGTAGAGGCCGTTTTCCATTCCAGATCTTGTTGAGGTCTCGTCGATCGATACCTCTCAGCCATCCAGCAGGGATGGTGTTCTTGCTGCACTCGTTTTCAGGTAGCCGACCTGGGAGGAGCTTTTCGTCGCAAGCCCGGTCAAAGAAGTCAAGAACGAATCCACGGTCGCCTTTGACGTCGAGAGATAAGGACGGCCGGATAGTCCGCAATAGCAGACCTAGAGCAAACTCTGGCTGAGGAAGGCGAGCCATCTTGCCTCCTTTCGCCTTCTTTCGCCTCCTGTCAAAACAGGGGGCTTTCTTAGTGTTGAAAACAAGCCATCCACCGGCGTAGGCGCATCGACCACTGTGGCCCATGTTACCAGCCGGTGTAGGCGGACCGAGAGAAAAACTCGGCAAAAAGGACGAATCAGGCTGATTGGGAGGAGGTGAACCGAGATGACGAGTCAACGTCGAACTAGCAAGGCTGCTGCTTCTGCCGCATCGAAGGTCATGCGTGACCAGCGGTATTCCAAGGCGGCTAAGACCGCCGCAGCTTCTGCTCTGTCCCAACGGGCTCCCAAGTCCAAGGGTGGCAAGAAGTAACCGGTTGGGGGTGTCTGGCCTGGTACCGGCCGGGCACCCTCCCACCTTCACCGAGATCTTTCGATGACACGCGGGACAGCTGCCCGCACCCAACTTATTTCAACAATCCGCGCGGAGATTCGCCCTTCTGGACGTCCAGGGCAGGTCAGTCACTCAGGCACGCATGCCTGGGTGGTTGGCCTGCCCTGTTTTCGTCCCCGTGGTTGATCTTCGCGCACCACCAACGTCCAGGTGGAGTCGGGCCTCCGTCGCAGTAAGCGACAGGAGTCCACCATGGCAGGCAACGCCACCACACCAAAGCCCTACACAATCCGGTTCACAAAGGACTTTCGGGGTAAGGAACACGTCCATTTCCGTATGCCCACGACGCGCGGCGGCGCGTGGGTTGAGCTTTATGATTTGCCGGCTGATGCGCAGTTTCGTCGGATGATCTTCGACGAGGAGTATCTGCCTGAGTGGAAGCTCGAGTACCTAGGTGAACAGTATGCCGTGTTCAGGGAACGGGAGAACGCGCGCAAGCATGCCACTAAGGATGGTGGCCGCGAACATGACTTGGATGACCCGTCGACATTTAGACCAAGTGCACGGCGCAGGCTTGCCCAGCAGCTCGACCCGGCGGACAACGCATCACCCGAGACTCTCCTGATGAGGGGCGAGGAGTTCGACCTGGCACGCGAGCAGGTTGAGATCGTGCTCTCCGTGGTCTCGCCCCGACATCGGGGCTGGGTGCGCCTGAATTTGGGCGAAAACCTGAGCTATGCCGACATTGCGAGGACGGAGCATCCCGATGCGAGTAAGGCGGAGATTGACCGGCACGCCAACACAATCGGCACCGCAGTCAAACGCGCCATCAAGAAGATCCATGACCAATTCCCCGACGGCTGTCCGGTTCAACAGCCACGGGAAGACGTATAGGCGACCAACAACCTCAACTGAAAGGACATGAATCATGAGTGGTCGTCATATTCGAGTCGGTATCGACGAGGCGCCGGACCCGGCCGCCGATGTCAACCTCGCACGAGTGAATATCAGGGAGCGCATCCTGCGCTGGCTGTTTGGCCCGATCAACGAGCTGATGTTGATTGTGCCAGGGCGGTGGGTTCATGACGTGACCCTGACTCGACGTTCAACAAAGCCCGAGGTCGATGAGACAGCTCTCAACGCGTCCATCGAGCGTCACCCGGCAGGCAGCAAGCTCACCTACGACAACGGTGGTGCTGCGGCATGAACCCGCAGCACCGCAATGCCCTGGTCGCGGGCATCAACCACACCATGGAGGGCCTTTCCCAGATTGCGCAGGCGCTCGAAGCTGACGGCTGGGAGCAGATTGAGGACGAGTACGCGCTGGCTGGCCACAGGCCTGTTTCCGCCGCGCGCCTCGAGGAACCCTCCTTCCACGCCGAACTTGAGGAACAGATCGAGACACAGCAGGCTGAGGCGGCTTCGATGCGCGAGTACACGCTTGAAGAGGTGCGCGCTTTCCTGGCGGAGCTGTCCCAGCAGGGCTACACCGCCAAGGTGCGCCAGCTCATCCTGGACGCTGGCGCGAAGGCCCTCTCAGAGGTAGACCCGGCCAAGTTCGGCCAGATCATGGCTGGGGCTAAGGAGATCGCCCATGCCTGAAAGCCACGCACTTTTGAGTGCTTCGAGTGCTCACCGGTGGGTGCATTGCCCGCCCTCCGCACTCGCCACAGATGGCGTGGCTGACGCCCCGTCGGACGCAGCGTTGCAGGGTACGGCCGCGCACGCTCTGGCTGAGTACAAGCTCAAGCGGTTCCTCAAGCGCCGCGCCAAGCGGCCTACCTCAGAGTGGATTGATGAGGAGATGGAGGGCCACACCGACGACTACGTCGCCTTCGTGGCCCAGCACCCCGAGTCTGCTCGGGAGCACTGCCCGGACCCGCAGGTGTATGTCGAGCAGCGCCTGGACTACTCCCACCTCGCCCCGGGCGGCTTCGGGACCGGTGACTGCGTGATCGTTGCCGAGCCCACCTTGCAGGTCATTGACCTGAAGTACGGCATGGGCGTTGAGGTGTCCCCGGTAGAGAACCCACAGCTCATGCTCTACGGGCTCGGAGCCCTGGCCGCGTTCGACGCCCTCTACAACATCGAGGAAGTCGCGCTAAGCATCTTCCAGCCTCGTCGCACCAACGTCGAAACCTGGACGATCAGCACCCAGGACCTAATCACATGGGGCGAGAACACGGTCAAGCCGATCGCTGCCCTGGCTGCCCGCGGCGAAGGCGACTACCAGGCCGGCTCGTGGTGTCAGTTCTGCCGCATCGCGCCGACCTGCCGGGTACGAGCCGAAGCCAACCTGGCGCTCGCCAAGCGGGAGTTCACCCCACCAGCCGAGCTGACGGATGCGGAGATCGCGGATGTCCTTGCGAGGATTCCACAGCTCAAAACGTGGGCTGCGGACGTGGAGGCCTACGCCCTCTCCCTCGCGGTGAACCAGGGCAAGACGTGGGACGGGTTCAAGCTCGTCGCAGGCCGGTCTGTCCGCAAATACACCGACGAAACCGCCGTCTCCGAGGCGGCTGAGGCGGCCGGGTACCACGACATCTACGACAAGCGCCTCATCACGCTCACGGCGATGGAAAAGCTGATGGGCAAGAAGACCTTCAACGAGGTTCTCGGCGGCCTGGTGGTCAAGCCGGTGGGTAAGCCGACGCTCGTACCCGAGAGCGACAAACGACCCGCGCTCGACATTCGCAGCGCTGAATCCGAATTCACGAAAACCAGTAACTAACAGAAAGAAGGACAATCATGTCTACTCAGAATCCGACTCGTATCGTCACCGGTGAAGTCCGGCTCTCCTATGCCCACGTGTTCGAGCCGAACTCGATCCAGGGCGGTAAGCCCAAGTACTCGGTGTCGCTGATCATCCCGAAGACCGACACCGCCACCATCACCGCCATCGAGAAGGCCATCGATGCGGCGATCGATGCCGGTACGGCCAAGTTCGGGGGCAAGCGGCCAAACAAGGCCGCGTTGAAACTGCCGCTGCGTGACGGGGATACCGAGCGCGACGACGAAGCCTACGCCAACGCCTACTTCGTCAACGCGAACTCGCTGACCCCGCCGCAGGTGGTCGACGAGAACGTCGCCCCGATCCTCGACCGCTCCGAAGTCTATTCGGGTTGCTACGCCCGCGTGAGCCTGTCGTTCTATGCGTTCAACACGAACGGGAACCGTGGTATCGCCTGCGGGCTGGGCAACATCCAGAAGCTCCGCGACGGTGAACCCCTCGGCGCAGGGCGCATCTCCGCTGAGTCCGACTTCGGCACCCCCGCCGCCAGCGACGACTTCCTCAACTAAGGAGCTCACCGTGATGAAGGACTGCTTCATGGCGATCACCCTCGCTGTGTGGGTCTATGTCCTGATCCCCGTTGGCGTCACGCTACTGCTGTCGTGGATCTCCGACAAGCGTGAAGAACGACGCTTCGCCAAGCTTCTCGAAGAAGAACGAGCACGCGTGACGGCCAACGATATCGCCCGCACTGAAACTGCACCCGAGTAACACCATCACCTTGTGGAGGGGACTGCCGATCACGGTGGTTCCCTCCACATCTGTCCATGAAAGGACTGATCCATGCGCTCATTGGCCTGTGACCTCGAAACGTACAGCCCCGTCAACCTCACCAAGTCCGGCGTGTACCCGTATGCCACTGATCCTGAGTTCGAGCTGCTTCTGTTCGGCTACAGCATCGACAGCGGCGACGTCCACGTCATCGACCTCGCCAGCGGCCAGCAGCTGCCCGACGAGCTGCTTGCCGCACTCGTCGATCCTGGCGTGGTCAAGTGGGCGCATAACGCCGCCTTCGAGCGGGTCGCATTCTCGGCGTGGCTGCGCCGCCACCACCCAGACCTCCTCGCTGAGGAGTTTCTTGATCCGGCGCAGTGGCGTTGCACGATGGTGTGGGCGGCCTACCTCGGTCTGCCGATGAGCTTGGATGCGGTCGGTACGGCTCTTGATCTCGACGTCAAGAAAGACAGCGCGGGCAAGAAGCTGATCAAGCAGTTCTGCACGCCGGCAACACCGAGCGTGTTGAACGGTGGAGGCACCAGGAACCTACCTGCATCTGACCCAACCGGCTGGGCGCAGTTTGTCGACTATAACCGGCGCGACGTCGAGGTTGAGCTCGCAATCCACGACCGGCTCTCGCCATTTCCGATGCCCGAGGCCGAGTGGGACGCCTATGCCCTGGACCAGACCATCAACGACACCGGAATCCTGCTTGACCGCACCCTTGCAGATGCTGCCGTCGCTCTCGACGGCCAACACAGCACGGCGACATTGGTGAGGGCGCGGGAGTTGACCGGCCTGGAGAACCCGAACTCACCGATCCAGTTGAAGGACTGGCTCACCACCAACGGCTGCAAGATGTCGTCCTTGGCGAAGGCAGAAGTCGCAGCTGCGCTAGAGACTGCCACCGGCGTGGTGCGGGAAGTGTTGGAGCTGCGTGGCGACCTCGCGAAAAGCTCGGTGAAGAAGTACCAGGCGATGCACAACGTGGCAGGCAGCGATGGACGGGCTCGTGGGCTCATCCAGTTCTACGGCGCGGGACGCACCGGCAGGTTCGCCGGACGCCTCGTCCAAGTCCAAAATCTGCCTCGAAACTACCTGCCCGACCTCGATGCTGCCCGCACCCTCACCCGACAAGGCAACCTCGACGCGCTCGAACTGCTCTACGACTCCGTCCCAGACACGCTCTCCCAATTGATCCGGACAGCGTTCATCCCTAGCGAGGGTTGCCGGCTCATCGTCGCCGACTACTCCGCGATCGAAGCCCGCGTGATCGCTTGGCTGGCCCGAGAAACATCCACCCTCCGAGCCTTCCGTGACGGCAAAGACCTCTACTGCGAAACCGCGTCGCGCATGTTCGGCGTGCCCGTCGAGAAACATGGCGTCAACGCCGAGCTTCGCCAGAAGGGGAAGATCGCCACGCTGGCCTGCGGTTACAACGGCTCCGTCGGAGCGCTCAAGGCGATGGGTGCGCTGCGGATGGGATTGGCCGAGCACGAACTCAAACCGACCGTCGACGCCTGGCGGGCAGCCAACCCCAACATCGTGCAACTCTGGGCAGACGTCGAGCAGGCCGCCCTCGACGCGATCACTACCCGCAGTACCCTCCGGCTGCGCAACCTGTGTTTCTCGGTCGAGTCGGGCATCTTGTTCATCACCCTGCCCTCGGGCAGACGGCTGGCGTATGTGCAGCCGAGGCTTGGTGAGAACCGGTGGGGCGGCACCTCCATCACCTACAGCGGCGTCACCACGGGCAGGAAGTGGGGTCGACTGGAAACCTACGGCGGGAAACTCGTGGAGAACATCGTCCAAGCAGTCGCCCGTGACCTCCTCGTCCACGCCATGCAGCTCGTCGCCGAGGCTGGGCACAGGATTGTCATGCACGTCCACGACGAAATCGTCATCGACGAACCCCAAGACTCGGTCTTCACCGTCGCTGACGCCTGTGCTCTCATGGCGACGCTCCCTGCCTGGGCAGACGGGCTACCGCTCAACGCGGATGGCTACGAATGTGACTACTACCAGAAAGACTGACCAGGTTTGGAAGTTATCCACAGGGTTCGTTTCGAGAGCGCACGGAAATCACATCAGTGTAATTAGGCAGGTAAAATCTATCCCATGAACACCGAAGCCCCGAATCTCGGGGTTGCGAGGCGTTCGGGGCTGGTACCTAGTTTGGTCTCTAGGATTCCAACTCTACATGCTCTCGTGCGTAGTGTTCACCATTTGGCGAAAGCCAGAAAGAAGGTGTCTCATGGCACGAACTGTTCACCGAAGTGCGTCTACAGGGCGATTCGTCAAAGCTTCGACGGCTCGCCGAAGCCCACGTACAACGACTGCAGAAACGGTGGGTAACGGCGGAAACCGTCCAGTGCACCGCTCATCCATTACCGGCCGTTTTGTTACGGAAGCCACGGCTAAACGGCATCCAGACACTACTATCCGGCAGGGAGTTTGAGCGTGAAGATCAATTTTGACGAGAAAGCTCTTCAGAAGCTCGTTCAGCCTGCTATGGATGAAATGGCTAAAGGGTACAACCGAGATTTCGAGTCACTGGCTCGTCAGTATCGCGGTAAGCCTGTAGAACAGATCAAGCCCGCGCTGCAACGCATATTCAAGAAACGCGGAGGAAAGATCAGCGATCCCGAACTGAGTGACTACGCTCAGCAAATCAGCGACGGAGTGAAGATTATTTTCCGATCATGACCTCCTGAACCGTCGATGTGAGAGGCGTCCTAACTAGCACAACTAGTTGGGGCGCCTCTTTGCGTGGATTGATGTAGACCGTAATAACTTGCTGGGCGGCCTACTGGTAGTCGAGGACGATTGCCGGGTCAGCGTCGAGAAGCTCATGCAAGTACTGGCGGATCTGCTCATCACTCCGGCTCCGCACCAGTGCTTGGTCGAGGTCACGCAGGTACTCCAAGAGGCAGAACAGGCGCATGTTCTGGAACACCGCCCATACGGTCGCTTTATCCATCTCGCTCATAGCTCTCATGATCACCTGACCCGTAGTGGAAGGTCTACCGGATATACCCGGTATCGACCTGGGGTTGACCCGTCCGGATTCGTCGGTCCTCAGGGGCGTATGGGCGAGAGCCTCAAAGCTCAGTGACCAGAAACTCTGCCGAGGGGGTTAACTCCCTGCTGGTTTCTGGCCTCCTACTGAGAGCCATGTGCGTAACCGCGCCACCTACTTGTCTATCAGGCTCTCAGAAATGGAGCCGACTCATGATATGCCCCAATGATCCACGCGTCGCCACGTTCCTACGCGACCTCGACACTGACCCACTACAGACAGCTATCGCGTTACTGGATGCCCTGCGCGTGGCTCATGCCCGCATCGACAACCTGGAGCAACAGGTCGCCTGCCAGGCGCGAATGATCGACGCCTACCACGCTCTCGCCTTCGGGCAGACGGGAGACCAGTCATGACCGCCGCTGCCCTCGACATCGGTATCCCGAAGAAGAACATCGAAGGATACCCCGACCCCACCTGCTACAAGGCGCTGAAAGAAATCCAGCGCGCCGAGTACGGGTATCGGCCCTTGGTGTACATCTGCTCCCCGTACTCCGGAGACATCGACGCCAACGTGAAACTTGCCCGCCGGTTCTGCGCGTTCGCGGTGTCGGCACGCCGGATCCCACTCGCCCCGCATCTGCACTATCCGCAGTTCATGGACGACACCGACCCGGATGCCCGTGAGCTGGTCATGTTCTTCAACCGCATCCTGCTGTCGAAATGCGAACAGCTATGGGCCTACATCGGACATGTGTCGGCAGGGATGCGCGCCGAAATCGACTGGGCCCACCAGATGAACATCCCCGTCCGCTTCTTCAACGCCGACTTCCAGGAGGTGCACCCCGCATGACCCCGTTTACCTTGTGCGCCGCGACCAACAGCGGCAACCCGCACAACAACCACTATCCGAACCACCACCACGTCACCGACCAGGCTGACCTGCAGCTGGTGGCCAGGTGGGATCACGTCGCCGCCACCTACACTGGCGATCGGCGCTCGTCGGCGAGTTTCGTGTCCTCGGATTGTGTGGTGATGGACATCGACAACGACCACACCGAAGAATCGTCCGACTGGGTCACACCGGAGAAGCTCGCCGAGTTGATGGCTGGAGTCGAGTTCATGACCGCCACTTCCCGGAACCACCAGAAGGCGAAGGGCGTGCTGTCGGCGAGGCCTCGTTTCCACGTCTACTTCCCGATCACCGAAGTCACGGACGCAGATACCTATGCGGGGTTGAAGCGCCGCCTGGCAGCCCGGTTCAGGTTCTTCGACCCGCAGGCGTTGGATGCCGGACGGTTCATCTACGGCACCACCAACCCCGAGGTCACCGTCCACGACGGCACGAAGCTACTGGATGCTTGGCTGGACGAAGCCGATGAGATCGACGTGTTCGCAGCGTTCGATGCCTCGACCCAGGTGATCGGGGAAGGCTCCCGCAACGCCACCCTGTCCCGCTTCGCCGGGCGTGTCCTGATCCGTTACGGGCAGACCGCACAGGCCCGTGACCTGTTCGATCGGAAAGCATTGCTGTGCGAGCCGCCCCTGTCGGATCACGAGTTGGAGTCGATCTGGGGCTCGGCGTGCCGGTTCGCCGCCAAAGTCGCTGCCGATCCGGACTACCTCTCGCCGGAAGTGTACGCGGAGCTGACGAGCCTGCGGCCGGATGATTTCACCGATGTGGGGCAAGCTTCGATGCTCACCGCAGAATACTCGTCACGTCTGGCATTTACGGAAGCCACAGACTGGCTCGTCTACGACGGGGGCGTGTGGTCTGAGTCTGCGCCTGCTGCGCAAGGCATCGCCCAGGAACTGACCGACCGGCAACTAGCCGAGGCCGGCCATCTGTTGGAGAAAGCCCGCGACCAGCTCGCGGTGACGGGCGCGGATGCGGTGCTTGCAGCCGCTTCATCGAAAGCGAAAGCACTCGCCGGTTTCACGTCAGCTCAGCGGGCCGCCTACCGGGCGTTCGAGGATGCGAAGGCCTACGAGGCGTTCGTGTTGAAACGCCGTGAGTCCCGGGCAATCACCTCCTGCCTGCGGGAAGCGCACCCGATGCTGCTCACCACGCCCGATCAACTGGACGCTGACCCGTATCTCCTCAACACGCCGTCTGGGACATGGGATGTGCGTGACGGCACCCGACGTGACCATAACCCGCTGGATCTGATCACGAAACAAACTGCGCTCGACCCCACCGACACGGGCACAGACATCTGGAAACAGGCGCTCGACGTGTTCTTCGAATCCGACCGGAAGCTGATCGGATATGTGCAGCGGATCGTCGGGCTGGCAGCGGTCGGGAAGGTCATGGTCGAAGCGCTTGTAATCGCCTACGGGGACGGCCGCAACGGCAAGTCCACGTTCTGGAACACGATCGCGAGAGTGCTCGGCACGTATGCGGGCAACATGTCCGCCGACGTGCTCACCATTGGCGGGAACCGGAACGTCAAACCTGAACTTGCCGAGGCGAAAGGCAAACGGCTCATCATCGCCGCCGAGTCCGAAGAAGGCGTAAGACTGTCGACCTCGACGGTTAAACAGCTCGCCTCCACCGACCAGATCTACGCGGAGAAGAAGTACAAGGCGCCGTTCGCGTTCACCCCGTCCCACACGCTCATCCTCTACACAAACCACCTACCGAGGGTGGGCGCGATGGATGCGGGCATCTGGCGCAGGCTCATCGTGATCCCGTTCAACGCGGTCATCGAGGGTAGCTCCGATGTGAAGAACTACGCCGACTACCTCTACGAGACCGCCGGCGGAGCGGTACTTGCATGGATCATGGAAGGCGCGCGGCTCATCCACGCCGAGGAGTACCAGCTCACCCCGCCCGCCCAAGTGGTCGCTGCCTCAAGCGCATATCGGGAAGAGAACAACTGGTTCGCCCAATTCCTTGACGCCCGCTGCGAGGTGGACCCGGCCCTATCCGAACGCGCCGGTGACCTGTATCAGGAGTATCGGGCGTGGGCGCAATCCACCAGCGGGTGGGCGCGGCCGATGGTCGACTTCAACGCCACTCTCGAACAATCCGGGTTTGAACGACGCAAGTCCAAGCACGGCATGTACGTCTACGGACTAGCTCTGACCAGCGAATTCAACAGCTAAACCCGATGAGGGTGACGACCGGTGACGACCGGTATTGAACTATTACTAAGGCCATAAAAATATCGCCTTTAGAAAAGTTCAAATCCAACCGTCACCAGTCGTCACCCCGTGGAAAACCACTCAAGGAGTGACCATGAACGAACACCACATCGAAGCCCAGCTCAAAAAGGCCGTTGAAGCCTCCGGGGGCTTGTGCTGGAAGCTTGTCTGCCCTGGAACCAGTGGCGTACCTGACCGGCTATGCCTGATGGGAGGCCAGGTCGTCTTCGTCGAAGTGAAAGCCCCCGGCAAAAAGCCTCGGCCGATCCAACGCCGACGGATGAACCAGCTACGCCAGCAAGGCTTCACCGCGTTGGTTGTTGATTCGATGGACGGCATACAGGAGGTGCTTGATGCACTACACGCCGCATAACTACCAACGTCAAGCGACCGATTTCATCATCGACCATGACGAGGCCGCGATCTTCCTTGGGATGGGTTTGGGCAAATCGGTGATCACGTTGACGGCGATCTGGCAGCTCATGCTCGACTACTTCACCATCCACCGCGTCCTCGTCATCGCACCACTGCGGGTAGCCCGCGATACGTGGCCAACCGAAATAGCGAAGTGGGATCACCTGCGAGGTTTGACCGTATCGGTCGCTGTCGGCACCAAACAAGACCGGCTGAACGCTCTCGCGGCGTCTGCGATGGTGACCGTCATCAACCGGGAGAACATCCCCTGGCTCGTGGGTCAGTACGGCGATGGCTGGCCGTTCGACATGGTCGTCATCGACGAACTGTCCTCCTTCAAAAACCACCGGGCGAAACGATTCACGGCATTGGTGAAGGTTCGTCCGCACGTGAAGCGTTGGGTAGGCCTGACCGGAACACCAGCATCCAACGGGTTGATGGATATCTGGGCACAGTTCCGGCTCCTCGACGGCGGCGAGCGTTTGGGCCGTTTCATTACCCGCTACCGCGAGCGCTGGTTCACCCCCGATAAGCGCAATGGGATGCAGGTGTTCACCTATAAACCCCGCGAGGGGGCGGAGGACGAGATCTACGACGCCATCGCAGACATGACGTTGTCGATGCGCACCACCGACCACCTGCAGCTACCGGAATTGACGGTCACGACGATGCCCGTGAAGTTGGAGCCGAAAGAACGCAAGGTCTACGAGCAACTCAAAGCCGACCTCGTCCTCCAACTTGGTGAGGCGACGATTGATGCTGCGAATGCTGCTGCGTTGTCGGGCAAGCTCCTGCAGTTGGCATCGGGCGCGATCTACACGGGCGATGGCGAATGGACGGCGGTTCATGATCGGAAGCTTGACGCCCTCGAAGACCTCGTCGAGGCAGCCAACGGCAACCCACTGCTCGTGGCCTACTGGTTTACTCACGACCGCGAACGCATCATCGCGCGATTCCCGCAGGCTCGCGAACTGAAAACAAGCGCGGATATCGAGGCATGGAACAAAGGTGCGATCACCCTCGCACTGATCCACCCAGCATCTGCCGGTCACGGATTGAACCTGCAGGCAGGTGGGCATCTGCTGGTGTGGTTTTCGCTTACCTGGTCTTTGGAGCTTTACCAGCAGACGAACGCTCGCTTGTATCGGCAAGGGCAATTAGAGCCGGTCACGATCACGCATCTGGTTGCTGAGGGGACGCTCGATGAAGCCGTCCTTAAAGCCCTTGATGCGAAAGACGCTACGCAGGCTGCGTTGATTGACGCGGTCGCCACCGAACTCACAACCACAAGCAGGAAGGAGTCGTCATGCATGTGATGACGAAGTACCTCGACACAAGGAAAGCTGCGATCGCTGCGTTACAGGATTATGCGGTGATGGAACAGATCATCGAGAGTACCGACGAGCAGATCAAGGCGGCTTATGCGGATGCGGCTAGCCCCGCATCCCCACGTATGGACGGCACCCCGCCATCAGGCGACCTTCACGCTTCGGAGAACAGCATCGTTGCAACGATCGAGCGCATCGACACCTACAAAGCCCGATACGCTGAGGCGCGCCAGTACATGGACTGGTTCCTGCCTGCATGGGAGATCCTCTCCGAGGATGACCGGTTGGTGTTGGAGGCGTTCTTCCTCGGCGAGGGTACCCAGGATGATGCGGTCCAGCAGATCTGCAACCACTTCTATGTTGAGCGCACGACCGCCTACCAGAAGAAGTCGCGCGCGCTGGCTCGTCTTGCGACCGCTCTGTATGGCCGTTTGTGAGGGTTTTGCACCCTTGCGCCAAAAGGTGTCAGGAACGGCGGATGCATTTACCGTTTCCGGCCTGCAATGATGTAGGTGGTTGAAAAGTAGGAAAAGCCCCAAGAACCCACACACGGGAGTCTTGGGGCTTCACCACATCCAGTGGGAAGGAGCAAGCGATGCCGGTCAAACCAGCGTCCCCGTGCTCCCATCCTGGTTGCCCTGAGCTCACCCACGAACGTTTCTGCGAGCAGCACGCGAAGGTGGAAGACGCACACTATCGGAAGTATCAGCGTGATCCGAAGATCAACGCCCGCTACGGCGCGCGCTGGCGTAAAATCCGCGCCGCCTACGTCGCCGCCCACCCGCTCTGCGAAGACTGCCTCGCGGCCAGCCGGTACACGCCCGCACAGGAAGTCCACCACGTTCTCCCGCTTGAGCACGGTGGCTCCCACGACTTTGATAACCTCCGCGCCTTGTGTAAGCCCTGCCACTCGCGCCAGAGTGCGCTCGATGATGATCGCTGGAGGCAAGCATCTAGGGTCTACTCGTATTGACGAGCCCGCTACGTTCGCGCCTGTCGCGTCGATCATTTAGAACTTCAAAGTTGCCTACCCGCCTGGCGTTTGCCGAACACGAGCCACCGTCGAAAGCCTGACGAGGGGTAGGGCCGTCGAATCTCTACAGCCTTGGCACAGGTCAGCGGGCGGGGCCAACCGCGCGCAAAGTCCCCGAATCAAACAAGGTATTAACACTTCGGGCTTCGTCGGCAGTACCAGTGAGGGGTGAAATCCCGCTGAGTGTTGCTCGGTTTTCTTGCGCTTTGTCCGTCCGGATTTGGGTTTCCCAGGGACGTACAGGTGAGGGCAAAAAACTCGGAGCTTCTCATCCGGTGTTCTGGATCCCTCCCTGGCAGGTGTTCGCCTGTCTTGAATTAACAAACTGGTTTCTAAAAAGGAGGAATCATGACAGATCAAATGGTGCTAAAAACACAGCAATGGCTCAATCGCACCTATAGGAGCAAGGCTGGTTTCGGTTCAGTCGTAGAGGACGGATATACCGGCTGGGGCACGGTCAACGCTTTGATTCGGGCCCTGCAAATCGAGCTGGGTATTACGACAACGGCGAACAATTTCGGACCGGGAACTATCAGTCGCTTCCAGTCTCGGTGGCCTAACGGCATCCACCAGCAGGATGACGGTGCGCAGGAGACTTCTAATGTGTACGGCATTATCCAAGGTGCTTTGTGGTGCAAGGGATATTCTGCTGGTGCCAGCGATATCACTACGCATTTCTATAGCGGAACTGGAAAGGCCATCAAACAGCTTAAGAGCGACATGGGCATTGGTGGAGATTCCACTGTGACGCTCGACGTCATGAAAGCGCTGTTGTCAATGCAGCAATTCGTCCTGCTTCGCTCTTATGGGGGCATTTCAGCGATTCGGCAAGCACAGCAACAAATCAACCAACAGTATCGCGCTTATACCGGAATCATCCCAACCGATGGACTCTACGGTCGGGAAATGAACACTGCTCTGATTCAGGTCTTGCAAGCCATTGAAGGATTTAGCCCTGCGGAAGCCACAGGTAATTTCGGCAATGGCACCAAAGCGCGTCTAACAATAGTTACACCCAGCAATGCGGCAAGTTTACCGAAGTGGGCTTGGCTAGCTCAGGTTGCTCTAGTGTGTAACCGGATTTCTCCCGATATCTATCCTTCTGCACAAACCGCACTGTCAACGTTCGTTCCGCAATTCCAAGCAAAGTATCAGCTCCCACGAAGCGGGGTGGTCGACTCGACTACATGGATGAGCCTGTTGACCTCGAAAGGTGATCCGAATCGCGCCTGCAAAGCATGCGATACACGCTTCGAGATTACGGCTGAGCGACTCAACCTACTTAAGGCGAACGGCTATGAGATCGTAGGACGTTACCTGACTGAGCCGAATCAGGATTCAAAAGATCCGTCTGACTATTTCAAAGCAATTCGCCCCGGAGAACTTGAACGCATCACCAACGGAGGAATGAAGTTCTTCCCGATTTTCCAGGAGTACTCAACCAAGCTTCGACATTTCACGCGGGAAAACGGCGCTCGGCACGCGACGCTCGCAAGGCAAGCAGCCCAAAGACTTGGCATTCCGGGAACGTATATCTATTTCGCAGTTGATTTCGACGCGACCGACCCCGAGGTCACAAGTCACATTCTTCCGTATTTCCAGGGTGTGCGTGGAAGCCTGGGAGGCGGATACAAAGTAGGCATCTACGCCTCGCGTAACATTTGTAGCCGCATCATTAAAGCCGGCTACGCTGGAAGCGCGTTCGTCTCGGACATGTCTACAGGATTTTCTGGCAACCTTGGCTTCCCTATTCCTGACGATTGGAACTATGACCAGTTCACTGAAATCAGTGACTACAAGGGTGCTGGTTTTGACCTAGACAGGGTCGCCTATTCAGGACAAGCAGCGGCAGTTGATCATGTTGCTCCTTCGAGTGCCGGTGGCGCTGCGCCCGACACCAGCATTGATTACACCAAGCTGGCTCCGATTGATCTGATCTGGCATTTAGAGAAACGCTTCGAAGAACTTCGTGCCAGTGGCAAGGTTGGAAAAGACTACGTTGCGGGTTCTCATGGTGCGGGAACGCGGATTGCCGTTCCGACTTGGCGTTGCATCCTCAACTATTTAGCAAAAGCCTACCTGCGTGACGGTGGTAGTGGATCTGCGGTGAATTGGTCCGTGTCTGCCGAAAGTTTCAGGAGTGCTGACGCGAGCGTACTCGAGAAGGACGCTGTAGGCAAGAAGATCATCGCTGCCTTGAATCGCTATATTGATAACACGTGGCGGCAATCCATGACCGACAAGACCGGAGAATCGGTTGATCTGGCGCATCTGGCGGCAACAACACTTGGATACACCAACTGGAATGTTATCCCTGATGCGTGGACTGGCTGGGCCGGAGACCTAGCTACTGCCATGGAGAATATTCAGAAAACACTTGAGTGGAATCCCAGTGCGAACCTGGATCAGGTGGCCACAGCTCTAATCGGTCAAGGTAACGATTACCGTCAGCATCCTGGCTTGAAGGGGCTAGTACTTGACAAGAAAAACGACAAGGGAGAATGGGAATCGGTAGGAAACAACTGTAACCGTGACGACCTCTGCTGTGACGGAGACGCCATCGTCATCGCTAACACGCTAGAAAACGGCAACGACTCCAACGCTCATCTTCTGTCAGCAACACTGCGAGAGTACTACAACAACTCCAGCAAACTAGCCAACAGATTCAAGCAGATTGCCACCAGCGTTAATGCCTCAAATACATCAGGAGCGTTGGCAGCATTCACTTCAGTCATGTCAGGAGTCCCAGGTAGGGTTCTAAGGCGAAAGCTAGCTGGTTCAATTTCCTCAGAGGTAAATAATAAAGCCTGCGAGAAACTAGCGAACTTCATTTTCTGACGGATTATTAGGTTCAGAAACATGGCAGGCTACCCGTTTTCGTATCACTAAACGAATCAGGTAGCCTGCCATGAAAATGACAGCTGGGATTCCGTAAAGTCCGCACCATTTAACATCCGAAGGAGAATCTGAAGCTACTTGATACCAAATGTGATTTCCGGTTGCAAACACGCTTCCTCCAGTTGAAATCCAAAATGCCATACTGTCAGCAACCAAGCCAAAGCAGTAAAGCAAGAGTGGCAAAACAAAAAAGTTTAGCTGCCAGTCTGCTACCTGGATTTTCCGGGTGATTAATAATGCGACTACAGGTATGAGAATCGGTTCAATGACTGCCGCAGGGTACAGCACCCACACCAGGTCGCTGAGAAAAACAGTCTGGAATACCAGAACACATACGGCATAGACCAGAGCGATTTTGACGATATCACGCATCAGTGCCCTTTCCCTCACCATACCTAGTCAGAGATAAGCCAACTTCACTATTGACTGAAAGCTCATCGATGTTGGAACTGTCTCCATGCCTGTCTAAACTGCCACGTAATAGGAAACCGCTGGGCGCTATCCTGAGGCAGGAATTTGTTTTGTTGGCTTTATTGTGGACGCGGAGCTTCTTAATCGCCCAGTCGTAGTGGCTAGGCGCCGCCGACACAAAATAGGAGCCCAGCGATGTGCCGCCTGTCCAGGGGAAATACTTCTTGGTGAATAGCTCCTCGTTGGTGAACTTGCCGATGAGCTCGATGATCTGCGAATGGCTCGAGGCCAGAATCTCCTGTATGTCGCCCAGTGGCGTGTCTTGGTATTGCTCCCAGATTTCCGTATTCAGTGCTGGCGTGGTTCGCCACGTGTGAGGTGCGGGCAGGAATGACTGGGCGGTCCCGTTTTGATTAGCGTCAACAAAGTCGAACAGCATCTTTTGCCACGCGTATAGGTGGGCAAGGACATCGCGTAGGTTCTTGTCTCTGCCCCAGTGGGGTTCAGGACGGTCGAAGTCAGCACCGAAAAACAGGCTGACCTTTTCTATCTCTGGTCGCATGGAGTCAATCAATGCTTGCAGCACATCCCATTGGGAAGTGGTTGCTTCTAACAGTTCCGTTTTCGTTTTCGCTCGACCCATACCTAATTGCAACACAAGACGGCACGAAATTAGTAGAGGAGGCTTACGCCGTGGCGAAAGACGGAACGAACCGTGGTGGCCGCCGCGTCCGTGCGGGAGCGAAGCCTGATCCGCTGAATGAGAAGCTCGCAGCTGGCCGCCCAGCCACTCGGCTTGAGGATCCGCTGGGTGAGCCGTTCGACTTTGAAGGCTCTGATATTGGTGATGGTGCGGTGCTTGCTGGTGAGACCATGCCTGAACCATCGGATTATCTCTCCGACATTCAGCGCGATGGCAAACCACTCGGCGCTGACCTCGTCTACCGAGAAACATGGCAATGGCTCGACCAACGCGGCTGTTCCCAGTTTGTTGCACCGCGCTTGATTGAATCCTATGCGCAGTCTTTCGCGCGGTATGTGCAGTGCGAGCAGGCGATCTCCAAGTTCGGCCTGCTTGGCAAGCATCCGACCACGGGTGCCGCGATCGCTAGCCCATTTGTGGCGATGAGCCAGTCGTTTGGGAAGCAAGCGAATGTGTATTGGTATGAGATTTACGAGATCGTGCGCGCCACCTGCACCACCGACTACTCGGGCGCAGCTCCTGGTGATGACGTGATGGAGCAACTGCTCAAAGCCCGCTCCTAAAACAACCCTTTTTCGTGCCTGCCTGTGTTTGACGGGTGGGCGTTTTGTTTCGCCCCTTTTGATCTGAAAGTGAGTGTGTGTATGTCTGTTACGAAGACTGCTGAGGCCGTGTGTGTCGGCCATCCCGATAAGCTCTGCGATCTGATCGCTGACACGATCCTTGACGATATCCTCTATGAGGATCCTGTTGCCCGCGTTGCAGTAGAAGTGATGGCATCTGGGCGACGGATTATCGTCACAGGTGAAATCACCACTACCTGCCGGCCGCGTATTCGTGAATCGGTGCGTTACGCGCTGGTAAAGGCGGGTTATGTGCCGTGGAAGTTCCTCGTCTTCGTCTGGACACACCGCCAATCCCCAGACATCAACGCAGGAGTCACCCGATCGCTCGAAGCACGGTTCGGTGACGACACCGAATTCGCCCTCCAAGGAGCAGGTGACCAAGGCACCGTCTTCGGTTACGCCACGGTCGAGACCCCGGAGCGTTTGCCATTGCCGCTTGTGCTCTCACACGAGATTTGCGCCCGCCTCGATAAGGCGCGCAAGGACGGCACGATCACCGGGATCAAGTCCGATGGTAAGGCGCAGGTGACAGTTCGTTACGACGATGTTGGTAGGCCCGTGGCGGTTGAGACGGTGGTGGTGTCGATCCAACACGAGAAGATCAAGGATCTGGATGAGCTTGCAGCTGAGGTCAAAACACTGATCGTCGCACCCGCGTGCAAACCGTACCTGTCGATCAGCGCCGACACCGAGATTCTCGTCAACCCCTCCGGATCTTTTACGGTTGGTGGGCCGAAAGCAGACACGGGTCTGACGGGCCGCAAGCTGATGGTCGACACCTACGGCGGACTCGCGCTCCATGGTGGTGGCGCGTTCTCGGGCAAGGACGCCTCGAAGGTTGACCGTTCGGGTGCCTATATGACGCGCCTGATCGCCCGCACGATCGTCGACGCTCGTCTGGCTCATGAGTGTCAGGTGGCGATCAGTTATGCGATTGGGAAAGCTGATCCGGTCGCCTTCACCATCGACACCCTCGGCACCGGCGAATACTCTGACGAGATCCTCACTGCTGCTGCGCGGGAAGTGTTTCCGCTGCGCCCCGGAGCAATCATCGACGCCTTGAACCTTCGCAAGCCTGGCTTTACACAGTATTCAACCTACGGTCACTTCGGCCATGCCGGTCTGCGCTGGGAGAGCTCGTTCGCTCACGTTAATGCTTTAGGGAAGGCGGTGAAGAAGCATGCTCATGAAAACAATGCCAATAGCTGAGCTGAAGCCCGCTGACTACAACCCTCGTAAAGACCTCCAGCCCGGCGATCCCGAATACGAGAAGCTCAAGCGATCCCTGACCGAGTTTGGCTACGTCGAGCCCGTTATCTGGAACTCCACCACCGGGCATGTCATTGGTGGTCATCAGCGCTTGAAAGTGCTCGAAGACCTCGGCCACACGGACGTGGACGTGATCGTCGTGGAGCTGGATGAGACGCGCGAGAAAGCACTCAACATCGCGCTCAACAAGATCAGCGGCGAATGGGACCAGGACAAACTCTCACTCTTGATTGCCGACCTCGATGCTTCGGATTTCGACGCTGAACTCACCGGTTTCGATGACGCTGAGATCGCGCAGCTTATCGGCTCATTGGATGAGGGTGAGGTGGAGGATGACGAGTTTGACCTCACCGCCGCGTTAGAAGCTGCTACTTTCGTGGAGCGTGGGGATATCTGGACGCTTGGCCGCCACCGACTCGTGTGCGGCGACGCCACCAGCGCCGAGGACGTCGAGTTGTTGATGGATGGTAAGCGTGCGAATCTTGTGTTGACCGATCCGCCATATAACGTCGCCTTCGAATCAGGATCCGGATTGTCCATCAAGAACGACAAGATGGATGGCGATAAGTTCTACGATTTCCTGTTATCAGCGTTTTCGAACATGGTGGGCGTGTGTGAGAAGGGCGCATCCGCGTATGTGTTCCACGCTGACACTGAAGGATTGAACTTCCGTCGCGCTTTTCAAGATGCTGGTTTCTACCTGTCGGGCTGTTGTATTTGGGTTAAAGATTCCCTCGTATTGGGACGTTCCCCGTATCAGTGGCAGCACGAGCCGGTGCTATTCGGGTGGGTGAAGACGGGTAAGCACAAGTGGTACGCCGACCGGAAACAAACCACGATCTGGAACTTCGCCAAGCCCCGCCGCAACGCTAACCACCCCACCTCCAAACCGCTGGATTTGTTGGCGTATCCGATCGGGAACTCCACCCAGGCGAACACGATCGTGCTCGACACCTTCGCAGGCTCAGGCTCCACACTCATGGCAGCTGAGGCAACCGACCGCATCGCCTACTGCATGGAACTCGACGAAAAATACGCCTCCGTGATCCTGCGCCGCTACGCCGACGCCACCGGAGACGCCGCAGGAATCACGTGTCTCCGCGACAGCCAGCAGCTCGCCTACCTGGATGTCGTGAAGGCAGTGGATCGAGGCACCACATGACCGCGTTGACGCTTGGCTCTCTGTTTGACGGGTCGGGCGGCTTCCCACTCGCCGCCCTCAACGTCGGTATCCGCCCCGTCTGGGCGTCCGAGGTGGAGCCGTTTCCGATCCTCGTCACCACCACCCGTCTGCCCGCGGTCACCCACCTCGGCGACGTCAACACTATCGACGGCACCGTGATCGAGCCGGTGGACATCATCTCGTTCGGGTCGCCGTGCCAAGACCTGTCGGTCGCAGGACGGCAGACCGGGCTGGCAGGTTCACGTTCCGGCCTGTTCTTTCAGGCTGTTCGCATCATCAAGGAAATGAGGGAGGCGACTAATGACCAATATCCCCGATTTGCTGTCTGGGAGAACGTGCCGGGAGCCTTCTCCTCCAACCAAGGGGCGGATTTCGCCGCCGTCCTCACGAGCCTCATCCAGGTCGTCGCGCCGTCCGTCCCTGACGTGCCTGTTCCTGACACGCGGTGGGCCGACGCTGGGACCGTCGTGGCAGGCGGATGCTCGGTTGCGTGGCGTGTACTCGATGCGCAACATTTCGGCCTCGCCCAACGACGCCGCCGCATCTACCTTGTCGCAGATTTTGCAGGCCGATCCGCACCCGAGATTCTTTTTGAGCCCGCGAGCCTGCCAAGGAATCCTGAATCGGGCGGCACGCAAGAACAAGACCATGCCCACACCCCTGAAGCAAGCCTTGGAGGCCGTAGCAGCTCGGTGATATTGATGGATCATCATCCGCAGGACTCGAGGTTGACCGTCAACTCCTTGGGGGTGGTGCAGACGCTGACTGCCCGGATGGGCAACTCACCCACCAACGTCCCCATCCTCCTCGACGCCCCAGAGGAACGCAGGGTGTTTGGCCTGAATTCGATCCACCAGTCCCGCAGCGGTGGCGGCCACTACGGCTACGAAGCAGAAGTGTCGAAAACCCTCGACCTGAAAGGCGGAGAGCCGACCTGCAACCAAGGCGGCATGGTCATCTTGGAACCCGTCTATGCCGCATCCAAGGCCGACTATTTCACCCGCACCACCAAGGATCAGGCAGGTGCGCTGCTGGCCACGGATTACACCGACCCGCCCATGGTCGCCAGCTCGTCGCTGCGCCCCAGACGGTTGACGCCGGTCGAGTGCACCCGGTTGCAGGGCTTCCCCGACGACTGGTGCGACCAGCTCGCCATCACCGACCCCACCGATGCCCAGCTCGACTACTGGGTGGACGTGTGGGCCGAATGGAACCGCCTCCGAGGCGTTAGGCCGCGCTCCCGCAAGCAGGTCGCCAGCTGGCTCGCAGACCCGACGTCGGATTCGGCGCAATACAAGTTGTGGGGCAACGGGATCGCTTTGCCCGTGGCTCGCCACGTCCTTGAAAGACTGAAGAATTTTGCTCGCGCAAGGACTGGATAAGCGCTCGCACCTATGGCTGTATGTACATGACCAAACGACCCCCTAACTAGAGGAAAGAGGAGATGGAGGATGGTCATGAGGGTGAGCTTTCTGGCGAAGCGGCTGAAGCCTACGACGTCCTTTACGACGCCATCACCAAGGACAACCAATGAGCATTGAAAACGAGAAAACAGAGCTGACCCAACCCTCCGCTCATGAATCCTCTTCCGGTGATGAGGTTCAGCTTCCGATCGTCCCAGTTGAGTCAGATGCCACGCCCTCACCACCAGCAGAGACCATCGAAGCCCAAGAACTCCCAGCGCCCAAGGCGGCGTCCTTCGACTTGAGCCTGCCAATTCTCGAGGTCCTCACCGACCCGACCATGTAGCCCAGTACTACACCAATTTTTAGATGCCTTCACCCCAGATGGGTGTGGGCAATTTTTTATGCCCACGAAAGGAATCATTCCCATGTCTCTTCACGCCATCTGGCACGCCATCCAAACCGGGATCGCTGGTATTGGTGCCTGGCTCGCCGCTTATCTTGGAGGCCTCGACGGCCTCGTCTATGCGCTGATCGTCTTCGCTATCGCCGACTACATCACCGGGGTGCTGGCCGCCATCAACGAGCGCCGCCTCTCCAGCGCAGTTGGTTTCAGGGGTATCAGCCGAAAGATCCTCATCTTCACCCTCGTCGGCCTCGCCCATTTGATCGACGTCCACATCCTCGGAGCACCCGGAGTCCTACGCGCGGCGGTCATCTTCTTCTACCTATCCAACGAAGGCATCTCCCTCGTAGAGAACGCCACCCGATTGGGTCTGCCTGTCCCGGCGCAGATGCGCGGGGCGCTCGATGCGATCGCCAATCGCGCCGAAACCAGACCCTCACTCACCGAACCACCAACCACTGAAAAGGAGATTCACTGATGAAGAATTGGAACACGCTTGAGGCCGACATCGACCTCATCATGAACACACACTACACACCCGGCCGCAACGGCAGGCGGATCGATAAGGTCATCATCCACCACAACGCCGGAAACCTCACCATCAGGGGCTGCTACGACGTGTGGCAGTCCCGTCCTGCATCCGCCCACTACCAAGTCCAAACCGATGGCACAATCGGCCAGCTCGTATGGGACCGCGACACCGCTTGGCATGCAGGCAACTTTGCCGCCAACACCACCAGTATCGGCATCGAACACGCCGACGTGTCCTCGAACCCGTGGGCGGTATCCGAAGCCTGCCTGGATAACGGTGCACACCTCGTCGCGGCCGTTTGCAAGTTCTACGGCCTTGGCCGCCCGGCGTGGGGCAAGAACGTGTTCGGGCACAAAGACTTCATCCCAACCGCCTGCCCAGCCTCATTGGCTGGCTCCCAGCACACCGCCTACATGGCTCGCGCCCAGTCTTGGTATGACCAAATGACCGGCAACACCCCAGCACCAGCACCAGCACCTGCTCCTGCAACGCCGAACATCGACACCCTCGCCGACGCGGTGATTCGCGGCGAGTACGGGAACGGGGAGGAGCGTAAGCTCCGCCTCGGAGCCAACTACGCGGCTGTCCAACAGCGAGTGAACGAGAAGCTTTCCGGCAACGCATCCGCCCCGAAGCCAGCAGGGCCCAACATCGACGCATTGGCTGATGCAGTGATTCGCGGTGATTACGGCAATGGGGAGGAGCGCAAGCTCCGCCTCGGAGCCAACTACGCCGCCGTGCAAGCTCGCGTAAATGAGAAGCTCGCGGGCCGTGCACCTGCCGCCAAGCCTGCGGGTCCCAACATTGATGCTCTTGCCGACACCGTGATCCGTGGCGAGTACGGCAACGGTGAAGATCGTAAGCGCCGCCTCGGAAATCTCTACAGCGCTGTCCAGGCGCGAGTCAACGCCAAGCTCGGCTACTAACAGCTAGAGGTCAACGAACTTAGCCCCGTCACCACTGTGACTTCCCAGATTCTCGGGGAGCCGGTGGTGGCGGGGCTTTTCATCATTCTTGAGGTTTTCTTACCCGTCCGGATTCGCAGGTGCCCGAGGGCGTATGGGCAGAAGGCCCACACGCGACCTCCGGCGAAGGGTTAACTCGGCACGCATTCGTGGCCTTCTACGGAGAGGAGGCCAGTGATGGCGTTAGATGAGAGAGAAAAACAAGCAGCCAGGCGCATGCGCTTGGGCGGGCTTGGGTATAAGGCGATCGCTGCACGTCTTGCGGTCAGCCGCGATCAGATCCGCGCCTATGTCACCCGCACAGGTATCGAACCAACAGCGAAAGCTGACCCTGATGGGCGGTGGTGCCGCTGGTGCGGAATCAAACTGTCGCAACGCGCGGATGGGAAGAAACCATCATTTTGCTGTAGCGAGCATCGGCGGGCGTTCTGGCATACCCACCCAGAAGCAGGCACCCGCAAAGCCTTCTATGAGTTCACGTGCGCAAACTGTGACATGCCTTTTCAAGCGTATGGGAATGCGGGGCGTAAGTACTGCTGCCATGCCTGCTACATCCGCCACCGGTTCGGCACCAAGGGTGGCAGTCGATGACCAAGGGCGTGTTTGATGCCGAGGTTGATCTAGCCAGGGTTGTGGGGTTCATTGATCGGCTCACTGACACTGGTGCACTGACGGACAGTGAAGCCCGCGTGGTGTTGACTCGTGTGGCGGGGGAGTTTCCTGCTGTTGTTGGTGGGCTGATTTTGCGGGTTCGACTGGATAAAACGCGGGTTTAGAGCGTAGATGGATACAACCAGCTGAACCCCTTATTTATTAGGGGAAACGAGCAGTGTAAGGAGATTGAGATACGTGGGTGAGATGAGGGTGATCCCGGCGAGACCAGCACGGCCGCAGCGGTTGAGGGTAGCGGCCTACGCGCGGGTGTCCACTGAGCACGAACGGCAATTGTCGTCGATCGCCGCCCAGGTATCGTACTACTCCCATCTGATTCAATCCACCCCTGGGTGGGACTATGTCGGGGTATTTATCGACGAAGGTATTACCGGCACCTCCACCAAGCATCGCGATGGATTCAAACACCTCATGGACACCGCTAAGGCAGGCGGCATTGACGTTATTTTGACGAAGTCGATCTCTCGCCTTGCCCGCAACACTGTCGACCTGCTCGCTACGGTCCGTGAGCTCAAAGATCTTGGTGTGGCGGTGCGTTTCGAGCGTGAACAGATCGACACCCTCAGCGCTGACGGGGAACTCCTACTGACCTTGTTGGCGTCGTTTGCTCAAGAAGAATCCCGTTCACTATCCCAGAACGTCAAATGGGCGATCCGCAACCGGTACAAGAATGGTGGCACAAATTCTTTCGTCGTCTACGGCTATAGCTGGGCAAACGGCGAGTTCACCATCATTGACGAAGAAGCCAAGATTGTGCGCTTACTGTTTGCTAATTATCTCGATGGGATCAGCCCGGAGAAAACCGCGACGATGCTCAATGCTGGAGGTAAACGCTCTCGGGGAGGGCGACGGTTCTACGGGTCCGTGTTTCGTCGCATGCTCGAAAATGAGCGGTACAAGGGCTGCCAAATGCTGCAGAAAATGTACCGCCCCACAATCCAAGCACCCACACGTGCCCTCAACGACGGGGAGCTGCCGCGATACTGGGTCGAGCAAGCCCTCCCACCAATCATTGATGAGGCGATGTTTGACGCGGTGCAAGCAGAAATCGCGCACAGGCGTGAGGTGGGCCCGGCGGCGACCCCGTCAAAGAACACGGGCGTATTCACTGGACGAATCTGTTGTGGTGCGTGTGGGAAGAGCTATCAACGCAAAACCCGCACCTACAAGTCTGGAACCTCATACAAGTTCTGGCGCTGCTGGAGTGCCTGCACCGGGAACGGCAACCCCTGCGGCGGACATAATCTACGCGAAAGCCTCCTCGAACACGCCTGCGCATACATGCTCGGCACCCAGGGTTTCGACCCCGTCCAGGTTGGCGAGCAGATCGTGATGATCGAGGCCTTCGAGCATCAGCTCACCTTCCACCTCGCGGATGGAACCATGACACCAGTGGGGTTAACCAGTGAGGGGAGGTTGGCATGAGTCGCACCGTCACAGCGATACCCGCAACAAAGAAATTTGGGAATGTCACAACCCCGTCTGGGGTACCAGCGCGCAGAAGGGTCGCCGCCTACGCTCGCGTCTCTACCGAGATGGAAGAACAAACCTCCTCGTATGAGGCCCAAATCGACTACTACACCACCTACATTCGCTCCCGTAATGATTGGCAGTTCGCGGGCATGTATTCCGATGAGGGCATCTCTGGCACTTCTATGAAACGCCGTGAAGGATTCCAAACCATGATCGATGACGCTCTGGCAGGCAAAATCGACCTGATCCTCACCAAGAGTGTGTCCCGGTTTGCTCGCAACACCGTCGACTCGCTCACTACCGTGCGCAAGCTCAAGGATGCAGGCGTCGAGGTCTATTTTCAGAAGGAAAATATTTACACCTTTGACGCCAAAGGCGAATTACTCATCACGATCATGTCGAGTCTGGCGCAAGAAGAATCCCGCTCAATTTCCGAGAACGTCACCTGGGGCCACCGTAAACGCTTCGCCGACGGGAAAATCATGGTTCCCTACGCTTCACTGTTGGGCTACAAGAAAGGCGAGGAGGGAAACCTCGCCATCGACGAAACCCAAGCCCCGATCGTGCGGCGCATTTACGCCCGCTTCCTAGAAGGCGCAACCCCTCAAACCATCGCCAAAGAACTCACCGCTGATCAGATTCCTACACCGCGTGGCAAACAAATCTGGTCGCCCTCGACTGTGCGATCGATCCTGACCAACGAGAAATACAAAGGCGACGCGCTGCTCCAAAAGAGCTTCACTACCGACTTCCTGACCAAAACCATGAAAGTCAACGAAGGCGAAGTACCCCAGTACTACGTCACCGGCAACCACGAACCCATCATCACCCCAGCCACCTGGGACGTGGTCCAAACAGAACTCGCCCGCCGCGCAGGCAAAGGCACCTCTAATACCCACCCCTTTGCCAACAAGATCACCTGCAGCGAGTGTAGTGGCTCATTCGGGAGGAAAGTGTGGCACTCCACCAGCAAATACCGCCGCTATATCTGGCGCTGCAACAACAAATACAAGAAAATTCATCGTTGCGCGACACCCCACGTCACCGAGGAGCAGATCAAAAACGCCTTCGTCGCCGCCCTGGCTGAGCGCGTCACCAACACTGACGTTCTCGATGACACCATGTGCCTGCTCGACGAAACCGTCTACGACACCCGCGAGTTGGAAACTCAGCAGGCCACGCTAGGGGAGCGGATCGAAGAAACGATCACGCTGATGAACCAACTCATCACCACCGCAGCAGCCACAGCCCACGACCCCGACGACTACGACCGCCGCTACCACCAGCTCGAAACCCGACACCGCCAACTCGAGACCGAGCACCAGCACATCACCGACAAGATCGACGATCTGCGCCACCGCCGAGCACAAGCCATCAAAGTCCACTTCTACCTCGCCACCCTGCCACCACTCGCATACAGCGACCAAGCATGGAACACCCTCGTCGACCACGCCATTATCAACGCTAATGGAGCCATCAGCGTCATCTTCAAAGACGAATAATCGGCCAGCTAACTCGCTCACAGCAATAAAAACCAGCAATTCTACCCCCGTCTTTGGAAAACACCCCCTACCGAATGAATCTGCCCCCAAGCCAGTCTTGTATCAAAATGAACGTCTAAGTCTCTTGTAGCCGGCCACAAGGTTGTTCCCTTGTGGTCGGTTTTAGTGCTAATGCCCGAATTGTGGGGCTATAGGCGCAAACGTGGTGCTTTAGATGGCGTGTCGGTTTTAGTGTCGGGCCGGGAATTGAAATGGGCCCACTGTGCCGCGGTGTGGCACTGGGGATCCCGTCGCCCGCTCAAATATTTAGATCGACTAGACGTAAAAATTTAGCTAATAGGGCATACGGAACATGCTCCTAAAGAATTTTCCATAATGTGACATTTGTCACTCATTTCTTGCGATGATATCAGCATTTTTCCTATTAAAACGCCATTTTTTCTACAGAAACCGCTTAGGATGCAACCATAACAGCGTGCATCTACCAAGAAAGGTGAATGTATAATGTTGCCCACTTTTCGCAAATCATTAATAGTCGCTATATCGACGAGCGCTCTCATACTCACTGGCGGAATAGCAACCGCTCAAGCTTCCGCTGCGGATTCCGCCACTTACCCCGTCAGGATAAGCAAAGTAGCGGAAGATAATACTTCTTCTGAGCTCAAAGATGCACACTTAAGCCTCTCAATTCCGGGAGGCGATCCACAAACCTGGACATCATCAACAAGCCCGCATGAAGTAAAGCTTGCTCCTGGTACATATACGCTTACCGAAACTTCTGCACCGAAGGACTATGATGTAGCAGAGCCGATCAGCTTTACCGTAACAGATAAAGGCACAATCGAAGCCCCGTCAACAGTTTTGAGCTTTTCTCCGGTAGACGCAACTCCAGTAAGAGCCTATAACGATTTCAATGACGAAACTCCTCATTGGGGACAGAATCCTTACGGCAAAAACTACTATGTTGATCGGGATACTAAAAACGAGTCTGCCGCAGGAGACGAGGTCATTTATTGCTTCAATATGGATCTGAACCAACCACCGGACTCTTATAACTATGGTGAAAACATCGACCCAGATGTGACTGGGAAAGAAGTCAATTTCACAGCACGCTATGTTTTCGATGGCTTGGCTCAGTATGCCAATACTCCCAAGGTGCAAGATCCAGCTACTCTTGCTCTTAAAATTCGTAAGGTCATCGAGGCCGGCTATCCAAATAACAAGAAAACTTTTGGCACTGGGCTGACTTCCACCGAGTTCCGCGCAGCTACTCAGCTTGCTGTCTACTACTGGTCAGACTCTTTCACCTTAGAGAAAATCCGCGAAATAGTAGCTAAAGATGGCGTAGATTCCCAGAAAACTCACGGTTTCGGAAGAATTGATACTCCTGAGGGAGCAAAAGTTAAAGCAGCATACGAGAAAATCATTGCCTATGCTGAGGATTCAAATTCAGATAGCGACATTGTTGATAAAAACATCGGCGTTTACATCCCAAACCTTTCGAATTACCAGCGTTTCATTAGCTCCAAGGACACCCCGCAAGAGCGCATTCCAGTTATCGCGATGGTAGATAAAAAGACCGTAGCGCCAGACACCCCGCAGCCAAAGGCGGATGTTAAGGAGTCGCCGGCGAAGAATCCGCAGTCTGATTGCAAGAAGAAGCAGGTCACTGAGACCTTCACTGTGACGACCACGCCATACAAGTGGGATACCGCCAGCAAGACGTGGGTTCTCGATACTGACAAGGCCACCACAGAAGACGTAAATCGTACTCGCGAGATGACCGATGCTGAACTCCAAACCTGTACCCCGCAGCCAAAGGCGGATGTTAAGGAGTCGCCGGCGAAGAATCCGCAGTCTGATTGCAACAAGAAGAAGCAGGTCACTGAGACCTTCACTGTGACGACCACGCCATACAAGTGGGATACCGCCAGCAAGACGTGGGTTCTCGATACTGACAAGGCCACCACAGAAGACGTAAATCGTACTCGCGAGATGACCGATGCTGAACTCCAAACCTGTACCCCGCAGCCAAAGGCGCAGGCCAAGGAACGTTCGCTTGCGTTAACAGGCCTATCTAGCAGCAATCTTCTCGGGATTGGAGCCGCTATGTTCGCAGTAGGAGTTATTGGACTATCTACTCGAAAGCGCTCAAAGGAGTAACTTCCTAGCTAGTTGAAAAGGAACGGAGCCAAGAATATGACAAAATCTTATTCTTGGCTCCGTTCCTATACTCACCAGCCGATTGTTCCTCCGACCCCTCCGGCTTCACCGAAGACGAAGTTGTCGAAGGCCGGTGCTTCCGGAATCCTGACACTGCTGGCCCTCGGTGGCCTGATGACAGCAGATGGAGCTCTTCTGGTGACACGTCGCAAGAAGAACCTCATGCGACCCATTTGA